CGTGTCTCTTCATTGATCTTTCGCACCATGACCGCCTCCATCGGGGGCAGGAGCTCGGCGATTGCCAAGGCAGGTATGCCCAGCGCTCCGCCGATCTGCAGGGCTGCACCCATGTCCCAGCCGATGACCACGGTCCCCGCGACCCGCATCTGTCCGCCGAGGCGCTGGACCAGATCCCAGACCTGCCAGCCCTCCACAGTGTGCGGTGCGTTCAGCCGCGCCGGGCACTCAGGGCATGGGCCAGTGCAGGCTGTGCAATAGTCTCCGCCCCTGCCAAAGTCCCATTCGGCAAGAGCGGTGAGGCGTTTTTTTCCGCATCCAGGATCATAGCGCGGGCGACGTATTTGGTCTGGAAGGCCTCAAAGATCGGCCAGATGTCGAGGAGGGCGTCGATGCCCTCGGGCGACACGGGCAGCGCATTGCCATCCGCGTCGCCAACACCCTCCCAATCGGTGACCACGATCCGCGCTACGGCCTTAGCCATTGCGAGGCCTATGCAGTCGATGTCGATGTCTACCTGCCCAGGTTCGGTGCTTTCGGGCAGTGTGATCAGACCCTGCGCGTCCTTGCGCGCGGCCATCATGGTCGCGGTGGTCAGGGGCGCGACCTGCAGGCGAACGCCATGGCCAATGTCGAGCCAATCTGGCCCGCTATTCAGGTTCAAGCGCAGCATGTTCAATACCCCACAATCGTGTTGGTCAGGACGACCGTGCACATTCGCCCTGGATCCGCAGCGAGCGCGGCCTGCCAGTCAAAGGTCGCCTGAATGCCTTGTGGCCCCGCAATTTCGACGCGCGGTCGGGGCAGATAGACGGCATGGGCGGTGAGTTTCAGCCCCGCACCGCCTGCAACCGCATACTCGAACTCCAGCGTGCAGGCCTCGCCGTTGATGGCTTGGGTCACCAGAGCCTGATCTGCAAAGCGCACGACGATGTTGCCAGTGAGCGCGGCAATCGACGGGTCGGCACCCTCGATCTTGCCGTCCGCACGGATGGTTTCCACCCGGTCGAGGTTGTTGGCGTAGGTGATGTCCGCCGTGACCACATTGCCGATCGGCTGGCCGTTGCGCTTGATTGATCCGTTGAAGTGACCAAAGCGCGTCAGCGCCAGATCCGCCAGCGTGCCCGCCGTTGAGGTCGTCGTCGCGGTTTCGCCCTGTGCGATCACGCGTGCGGTCGCTGTCAAAAGCCCGGAGCGCCCCATCTGCCAGCTCAGACTGTCGAGCTTGCAGCCCGCATACATCGCATAGCGCGGCACCTCCGGCATGCCGGTCTCGATGGCAAAGGACGGTAGGTTCCAGTTCCCGGACTGGAAGGTATGGGTCTTGGTGGTCGTGCCGCTGGTCGTGGGGGCTCCAAAGGCAGCCTTGAGCCAAAAACCGATCGAGGCCGCGTCGATCGGGATCACCACATCGCCGTCGCAGGTCACTGCATCCTTGATCGGCGCCAGCGGATCGCGTCCGTAGCCCAAGAGTTCCGAGGCCAGCAGCGGCTGTTCTGCCCCGAGAGTGGTGCTAGAGAATGGCATCCGCGTGAAGCCGCTTGCGGGCGGCGTGCCATAGGTCGTCTCGAACGCCAGCGCCATCTGCGCCCGCGCCCCTTGGGCTCGTGCCATTTTTTTATCCTTTTCGCAGATTTGCGGTTATACGCGCAGCATGCAACTTGACTGTGCAGTCAAATACGCGCGCTGTTCTGTTGATTTTAACCTCAAACCCTCAGGCTTAAGGCTGACGACGAATGAACTCTCCAACATCGACCGCTGGCAAGCCCTCTGTGCTTGCGCCTGATCTCGAAGTCATTGGTGATATTACGAGCAAAGGCCCTTTGGTGGTGCAAGCCCGTGTGGTCGGCAATATCACCGGTGACATCGTGACCATCGAGCACTGGTCCAATGTAAAGGGCGACATTGAGGCCAGGCAGGCCGCGATTGAAGGCGTGGTTGTCGGAGCCGTCGTCGCAAGCGATGTGCGGGTCGCACAGACGGGTCAGATCAACGGCTCTGTTCATTACGTCAAGCTAAGCGTTGAAGCAGGGGCTGTCATCGAAGGTCACTTGAGAAAGATCGCTCCAGCGCCTGAATTCGTTCAGGCAAGCGCATCCACAAGCGAATAATGCAAAATGAGGGGCACTACGGCCGCCTTGAGGCTGGCCGCGCCCTCTATCGCCAGATCAACGGGCTCTGGCGCCTCGGCCTCCACCCAATCGCATAGGCCGCGCAACGTGCGATCTGCTGCGATCACAGGACCGATCTGCGCCGCAAGGGCGTCGAAGAGTGCGTCCCGTGCGGTGCTGCTTTGCACGATTATTTCGAGCTCGGCCCGGTGTTGGTAGTGATACATGAGCGGCGACAGTGTGACGCCTGGCTCGCCCGGATTGCCGTCGCGCAGGATCATCAGGCCTGAGGGTGGGATCCGCTCGGGCAAGATCTCCCCGCGCAAGACCGGCACATGCGGGATCGTGCGCAAGAGATCCGCCAAGGCGGTCAGGATGGTTTCGCGGGTCGTGGGCATCGGGTTGTTCTCTGGTCAGAAATGAGACATTTAGGCCCCTAGCTGGGCCTGTAGCTCAATGGTTAGAGCCGGGCGCTCATAACGCCTTGGTTGGGGGTTCGAGTCCCTCCGGGCCTACCATCGCCCCCTTGGCGGAATGGTAGACGCATGGGACTTAAAATCCCTGGCTTTCGAGCGTGCCGGTTCAAGTCCGGCAGGGGGTACCATCAAGCGCGTGGCCCAGTGGCATAACGCGCCAAAGCTCAGAGCCAGCGTGATGTCGGCGCCACGTTATGGCCAATTCTTTTTTGTTTTGTCCTGCCTATTCATCCTACCCGCGCATCCACCCAGTTCGCCACAATGGCCCCGGGAATTCGCCCAATGGCCGCCTCTGCCGCCTTCGCCAAGTCCAGCCGCTTAGTCAGCTTCACCTGTCGGACCAGAAGAAAGATCGGCACGCTGGCCAAGCCGCGGCCGGATTTTGCGCGCGAGGCGACGCCAAGCCCCCGGCTATTCAAACGACCCTCCGCCACAAGGAGGCTGGGACCCCGCGATCGGTAGATGAACCGCAACGGCGTGCCGCGTCGGCGTTCCCACTCTGCTGGGGTGATCCGACCGCCACGGGTCGATTTGCCAGCCGCTGCGGTCGGAATGGCAAGCCAGAGACCGCTTTTCGATCGGATGAGCGGGCCGGTGTCATGCGCGCCGACGATCACAGGCGCGTTTGACCAGACAAGTGCGGCCGCATTCAGGCTGGGTCGGCCCTTTGGATAGTTTTCCGAGCGGATGGTCCGTGCGAGCCGCAGGCCGAGGCTGGCACCGGTGATCTGCCCGCGCCAATCGGTCTTGAGGCTGAGGGCCGCACCGCGAACCGCGTTTGAGACGGCTTTTTCCCCGGCGAGAATTTCGGCGCGCATGTCGACCGCAATGCTGCCAGAGATCTCAAGATGAAGTTTCACGCGAGGGTCGCCTCGATGGACCAGATCAAGCGATCCCGATCGCGCATCGGTTCTCCCTGGATCAGGAAGGTTTCCTCGCCCAAGAGGATCTGCTCGTCAGGTCGGGGCGCAGGCAATTCTGAGACGCGCACATCAAAGCGCATGGTCTCAGAGACCAGACGCGCGGCCCCGAACGTGGTCACATCGTCATTCCGACGCATGATGATGCGGATCCGGGTGAACTGCCCTTCACTGTCGCGATGCCAGGCCTCATGGGCGAGGTTCGGATCAGCGAAGAGCAGATCGAGCGCAGCGGCAAAGGCCGTCATGTCTCAATGGCCTCAGTTCGAGCTGAAGATCCGGATCGCCAGCCGCGGGCGCTTGTTCACCGGCAGGATCGAGGCTTCGGTCATCAGATCAATCCAGCGACCTTTCGCGTCCATCATCTGCCGCGCGTAAAGCGGTAGACCTACGGTGTTGGCCGTCTCGAGAAGGTTCGCCGGCCCGCCATAGGTGGTGAAGGTGTCGAAGGTCCCAAGCGGGAAGGCGATGCCCTCACCCGCGGGGATCAGTCGCTCCGAAGTGCCGTTCGAGAGGGTGACCGAGCCGTTGTATTCCTCGAAGAGAATGCCTGCGAAGGGGAAGGCCCGGCGCATGTCCTCGCGGAGCGGCTGGCCGCCCGTGGCGGAGAAGAACTTGTAGGCTTCTTCCGTCTTTGGGTGACTGATCAGCTTGTCGAAGAATTCGGAACTGACCAATGCGTGCGCTGTGGTCATGGTCTCGCCCAGAAGGCTGTCCTCAATCCCGCGAAGGACGGTCCGGACCTTGCCCTGGATATTGGTGCCCGCCGTGCCAAAGACGAAGTCGACCGAGATCTGTTCGATCCCGAATTCGGTGAAGTAGTTGTAAAGCGTGGTGCCCGCACCATCCTTCACGATGCCGCGGAGCGCGTTCATCTCCATGTATTCGCGGGTCTGGGCATGCTTACGGCGCATCAGCGTCAGCTTGCGGTTCATCACCTCCACGAGTGGATCGGCCGCGTCTGAGAGGCCCAGCGCGGGCATGCCCTGAATATCGGCAGGCAGGATCACATCGTCATGTGGGATCCAGGGGAGCGCAAAGCTGCGCATCGAGCGGGCTTCCCGATTGCCCACCGTCGCGGGCGCGCCCAGCGGCACGGAGGGCAGGAGGCTCAAAACGCCTTGGCGCTGTTCGATCACGATCGAGCGCTGGGTGACCCCTTCAAAGCGGAAGAGGCCGATCTGGCCAAGACGGGTGTAGAGGTTGGGCAGGATGTTGATGGCCTGCGTCATATCGGCGAGCGAATAGCCGCCCGCGTCAAACGGGTTGCGGGTGATGGTCATGGCAGAACTCCGGGGAAAGATGGGCAGGGGTGAGGGGCGCGCAGTGTCTGGGGCGAGATCAGGCGGTATCGCGCGGGATGATGCCTAGTCCGGTCAGCTGAGCGTATTTGGCGGCTCTCTTCGTGGCATCATCAACACTGGCGTCGAAAACCAGCGCCGCCTTCGAGACGATGGCGGGGCCACGCAGGATCACCACTGCGTTTGCATCTGCGCTGGTCGCATCAACGTCATCAAGGAGCATGCCGGCCGCGTTCTGCGCACCATCGGTGCCGGCGGCAGTGCTGAGTTTCATCTTGCCACTCGCAGTGATGCGGCCAAGCACGGCGCCAACGCGGTAGTTGGTACCTGCAAGAAGGGTGACAGTCTCGCGGGTGAAGTTGGGGTTCAGCTCGTATTTGAGGACATCGCCCATGGTGGGCGGTTGGGTCAGCACGGGCATGGGCAATCTCCGAGGGTGAGGGGGTCAAAAAGAAATCCCCCGCCGGGGAGGAGCGGCGGGGGATCAGGTGGGCGGTCAGCTGTCTTAGGGCTGGCGGTTCAGCCCCTGCTGCCCGCCGAGGCAGCCTTCTTCGCGGCGGCCACGATCGGGCTTTCCACGGATTTTGGCAGAACGGGCGAAGGTGGGGCGGCGACGATGTCGCGGGCATCTGCTGCCGCGGCGGCGCGCTGCAGGA